AACTTTTATTCATAGTATCTTTTCTGATACTATTCACTACACAAGCATTAGCGGTTACTATTGGTTCTGTTTTTGATAAAATGGGTCAAACTTGGAACGAAAGAGATGGACGTACCGAAGAAGTAATTAAAGGTTACCTATTAGAAATGAACGATTTTCTCCAAACAGGAGAAGATGGTGGTATGATTTTACATTATAAAGATGAAACTAAATTTACAATGGGTCCGAATACAGAATTAATTATTGATGAATTTTCTTTTGATACGTCTGTTATACCAATAGAAATTGCTATGAATATATCAATTAATGTTGGTACATTTACATATGAGTCAGGTTCAATAAAGACGTTAGGTGGTGAGGTTAATATGTTTACCCCAACAGCAACAATCACCGTACAAGGTACTGCTTTTTCAGGTACGGTAGACACTTCAGGTGAAACAACGATTACATTACTTCCAGATAGTCAAGGTGAGGTAGGGCAAGTAACCGTAACTAATGAAGCAGGTTCTCAAATATTAACAAATGTATATACTTCCGTAACCGTAGTTGGTTCAGATGTTATGATTAAAACTCCATCAGCGTTGGACAATAACCAGAAAAAGAATTTGTTTGATATTGATAGTGTTGATGATGATATAAAAGACAAGCACGACCAACAATATGATAGAAAAGAAAACAATGAAAACCTACAACAAATGGAAGAGGCAATTATTAGTGAAGAAGTTACCATTACAGAAACAGCAGATACATATGACGCTACTTCCGATTTAGGTTCATCTGGAACAGAAACAATATTAGATTCAAAATCAGTAGAAGAATCCGCAGTAGACCAAGCAGTAAAAGAAGCGGAAGTTGATACTTCTTATTATGATGAATGGGAAGAAGATTTAAAAGATTGGGGCTATATTGATGAAGATAATCAAATATCAGTATGGGATGCTGAAGGTGAACAGAAAATGGATTGGGATACAGCTAAGACTATGTATTCTGAAATGGACCAAGCATACTTTGACGCAATAGGTTGCTCAGATTGTACTTGGGATACTATTAATTGGGATGAGGTTGATTGGGATAAAGTTGATTGGGATGCTTATTATGATGAGTATAATGATACGCTAGAAAAATATGGATTAACTTCTTATGATGTAAAAGAAGAAGATATAACTGGAGATGTTGAAGAAGAAGCTACATCAACGGTTGTTGGATACACTTGGGAAGATTTTGATTTATCAACAAGTTATTATGCTAATGCAGATTACATAGCAGCTGGTGGTCCACCTAAATTAACAATAGAAAACTATTGTGATTATAATGGATATGGTTCTTGGTGCGACCAAAAATATTTAGATTATTTAAATTTGTGGTATAAAGATGATTGGTCATTGTTTAAAGATTATACTAGTTGGGAAAAAGATGCTAGAAAATTATTTAAAAAATGGTATGGTTGGTGTGGCACTTGGGATAATCCAGAGTGGTGTTCTGGACAACCTAAACCTTGGAAGATGGCAAGTTTAAAAGACAAATATGTTGCCGAATGGTCCAATTCAGATTGGCAAAAATTTTATGACAATACATCTAGTTGGTGGTACACAGGCTCATATGAAGATACAGGAGATGATTCAGATAATTGGGAAGATGAATATGGTTATGAGGATGATTATGAGATAGACGCTGAATTAGAATTATGGTTAGCAGATATAGATAATGAAAATGATTGTGTTAATTGGGGATACTATTGGGACAATGCTAATTCTGCTTGTGGTACAGAATGGGTTGACAATAGTGGTTCAGAAACTTCAATAACAACAAGTGGAGAAATTTTAAATTATACTACAGGAAATATTACTCAAACAACAGTCACGGTAACAGATGGTGTCACTAGTTCCGAAACATTAACAGGAAGATATACAACAGGTAGTAATACTTATGACGCTGATGTTGATACATCCGTTAGCGGGTACTCAATTATAAATAGATATAACGATAGTCATAGAACATATCTAAAAATTGACACTGATAACGAAGCAGATATCCAAATTTTACAAGACCAAGAAGCTCAACATTTTGATATTGGCAGTAGTTCTAGCCAAGAAAATATAACAATTATTCAAACAGATTAAGTTAAGGTATGCGTAAGAAAATCATAGCACTAATGGAATTAACAAAAGGTTTTTGGCATATTTTTATCATAGGAAGACACCCAGCACAGTTTAGACATTGGTATACTGAATGGTGGTTGCCAAGTCAATGGAGATACAATGGGGATGATTAATTTCTTTTTAATAATGTTTCTTTTAGGTTGGATGTGGTACTCCATATGGAAATGGATAGATAGAGAATTCTAATGCCAGAAGAAAATAATATTAAAACAAAAATAGACATTGCTAAACTTAAAAAAGATGTTGAGATAACACATAGTATAGCAGAAAGATTAAACGTTGCTATTGAACGTTTAACAGACGTATCTACATCAATCAAATCAATGTTAGCTGTTCACGCTGAAAAGATAAGTAGGCAAGAACAAGTTGATGAAATCATATTTGATAAACTTAAAGAACGAGCAGATAAAATAGATAATATTCGCTTAGAATTGTCCAGAGAGATACAATCAATTGAAAAAAGATTGTTAATAGAGATTAAGAATATCAGAATAGATATAGGTCAAAGAGTAGGTGTATTAGAAAAACACCGTTGGATTATAATTGGTGTGATAGTAGCACTTGGATGGATACTATCTGTGAATTTTCAAGAAATAGTGCAACTGCTAAAGTAGAGTTTTTTTGTCCAAGTTTAGTGGGGAAAAATGGGGAGGCTATTTTTTACTCTCCAACTTTTTCCAANCANNCTTGACTTTTTAAGTGATTTNTAGTATATTATGAGATAGTGTTATGTCAAGTTATATAGATTTAAAGTATATTAATGAAATNTCGTCAAGATTGGATCAGTTTAAAAAGAAGAATGATTATCTTTTTAACTTTAGGTGTCCACATTGTGGAGACTCACAAAAGAGTAAAACAAAAGCAAGAGCATATCTCTATAGAGTAAAAAATGATATGTTCTTCAAATGCCACAATTGTGGTCAAGGACAAAATTTATCAAATTTTATAAAATTCTTGGATCCCAAGAAATATGGAGAATACTTATTAGAACGTTATAAAGGATCGGCACCTTCCACGCCCCAGCCAAAATTTGACTTTAAACCAACAAAATTTAAAGAAACAAATTTACTTGATAACTGTATTAAAATAAGTAATTTGAAAGACGACCATCCTGTAAAGGATTATATTAAAAAGAGATTGATACCTACCGAATATTATGAGAAATTATATCTTGTTAACAAATTTCATAATTTTGCTAATAAGGTGAAACCAGGTATATTTAAAGAGAAGTATGAACACCCTAGATTGATTATTCCTTTCTTTGATGTAACTGGTGAGTTGTTTGCTTTCCAAGGCAGAGCATTTGGAAAAGAACAACCCAAATATATTACTATTAAACTTGATGAAACAAAACAAAAAGTTTATGGACTTGAACGTGTAAATTTCCAAAAACACATTTACATTGTAGAAGGTCCACTTGATAGTTTGTTTTTAGATAATTGTTTGGCNGCAGGNGGAGCAGACTTAACATTGAGAATGCCTAATGACCAAGTTACATATATATTTGACAATGAACCTCGTAATAAAGAAATCATAAAACGTATGTACACTGTGATTGAAAAAGATTACAATGTAGTTATTTGGCCAAATCATATTCAATTGAAAGATGTAAATGAAATGATTGTGTCTGGAATAAGTGTGTCTGAAATAAAAAATATTATAGATAAAAATACTTTTAGAAAATTAGAAGCATTAGAAAAATTAAGTCATTATAAAAAAGTTTAGGGGTTAAATGGTAAATGAAAACATAAGTGTCGTGAAACGAAATGGTAGGGGTAAGGAAGCTCTTAACATTGAGAAGATTCACGAAATGGTAGAGTATGCAACAGAAGATATTACAGGCGTATCTTCATCACAAGTTGAAATGAGTAGTGGTCTACAATTTTATGATGGAATTACTACAAATGAAATTCAACAAATTTTAATCAAGTCGGCAAATGATTTAATTTCACTAGACAATCCAAATTATCAATATGTTGCCGCTAGACTATTACTCTATAGTTTAAGAAAACAATTATTTCACAAATTATGGGATCACCCACACATTTACACTCACGTTAGTGATAGTGTAAAAAAAGGAGTATATGATCCTGATATTTTAAAATGGTATAACAAAAATGATTTTGATAGAATGGAAAATTGGTTAACTCACGAAAGAGATTATACTTTTACATATGCAGGTTTAAGACAAGTCATTGACAAGTATCTTGTACAGGATAGAAGCACAGGTGATATTTTTGAAACTCCACAATTTATGTATATGATGATTGCCGCTACTATCTTTTCACATTACCCAAAGAATAAAAGGATGAGTTATGTGAAAAGATATTATGACGCAATTTCAAGATTTAGAATTAATATTCCAACTCCAGTAATGGCAGGTGTAAGAACTCCTATTAAACAGTATGCTAGTTGTGTACTAGTTGATGTTGCAGATACATTAGCTTCAATTTTCTCTAGTGATATGGCAATTGGTAAATATGTTGCTCAAAGGGCAGGTATTGGTATTAATGCAGGACGTATTAGAGGAATTAATTCTAAAATAAGAGGTGGAGAAGTACAACACACAGGTGTTATTCCTTTTCTTAAAAAGTTTGAAGCAACTGTTAAATGTTGTACACAAAATGGTGTACGTGGTGGTTCAGCAACTGTTCATTTTCCAATTTGGCATAAAGAAATAGAAGATATACTTGTACTTAAAAATAATAAAGGTAGTGAAGATAATAGAGTAAGAAAATTAGATTATTCTATACAGTTATCTAAATTATTTTATGAAAGATTTATTAATGATGGAGATATAACATTATTTTCACCACACGAAGTACCAGAATTAGTTAATAGTTGGGGTACGCCAGAATTTGATGAGTTGTATGAAGTAGCAGAAAGAAAATTATCAATATGGAAACAGAAAGTTAAAGCACAAAGTTTGTTTATGTCAATATTGAAAGAAAGAGCAGAAACAGGTCGTATTTACATTATGAATATTGACCATTGTAATACTCACTCTTCTTTTAAAGATAGAATAACAATGTCAAATTTGTGCCAAGAAATAACATTACCAACAGAACCTATAAGTCACATAGATGGAAAAGGTGAAATTGCATTATGTATTTTATCAGCAGTTAATGTAGGACTTATAAAAGATTTAGATGAATTAGAACCATTATGTGATTTAATTGTAAGGTCGTTAGATGAAATTATAGACCATCAAAAATATCCAGTTAAAGCAGCAGAAATTTCTACAAGAAATAGACGAAGTTTAGGAGTTGGGTATATTGGTCTTGCTCATTATCTAGCAACATTAGGATTAAGTTATGAAACGAAAACTGCTTGGAAAGAAGTTGATAAGTTAACAGAAGCATTCCAATATTATCTATTAAAATCAAGTAATCAATTAGCAAAAGAAAAAGGTCAATGTAAAGACTTTAATAAAACAAAGTATTCAGACGGTATCTTACCAATAGACACCTATAAAAAAGAAGTTGATGAGATTGTATCTCGTAAATTATCTTATAAATGGGAAGAATTGAGAAAAGATATTAAGGAATTTGGGCTACGACATAGCACACTCTCAGCTCAAATGCCATCTGAAAGCTCTAGTGTGGTTTGTAATGCTACAAATGGCATAGAACCACCTAGAGATTATCTTTCAGTAAAGAAAAGTAAAAAGGGAACTCTAAAACAAGTTGTACCTGATTATAAAAGGTTGAAAAATAGTTATACGTTACTATGGGATATGAAATCAAATGAAGGATATATAAACATAGTAGCAGTAATGCAAAAGTATTTTGACCAGGCGATAAGTGGCAACTGGTCTTATAATCCTGAACATTATGATGAAGGACAAGTACCTTTATCTATTATGGCACAGGATTTGCTAAATACTTATAAGTTAGGTTGGAAGACTTCTTATTATCAAAATACATATGATAGTAAGAAAGATTTTGATGAACCTGTCCATCCAGTTGGTTGGAAGGATAATGTAGAAGAAACAAAACAAGACACGGAGGACTGTGAAACTTGCGTAATATAAAGGAAGCGTATGGCGTTTTTATGTGCAAATCTTCCACACACGGAAGTATTAGTTAAAAAACAATACCTGTATGATTTAGAAAAAGGACACGGAGAATTTGTACCAGGTATATGGTGTACAGTTAAGAGTATTCAAGGCAGAGCATTATATTTTGAAACATATCTATATGAATCAGGTGCCTTATATGATAAACTTCCTATATCAGCATTTGTATGGAAAGAAACAAAAGAAGATTTAAAGTTAGGTGACTTGCAGTTATGGGATTGTTTTAGTTATGATATATCAGTTATTGAAAAACAAGTGATAGGTGGTAATAGATGTATGTATCTATCACCAGATAAGAAAAAATATGAAGGAAATTATATGTTTAGTATAGACAGTTGTAATTCAACTAACAAAGAGATTAATATAGGGTATAGTGAAACTCCAAATCAACATAAATCTTTTAATATAATAAAATTAGATAATGGACATTTTGCGGCTCAACCAAATAATAGAGTTTTGTTTTATGATAAATCATTAACCCCTAGTAAATTAACTAAACCAGATTATAAAACATCTACTAGAGAGTTTAGTGTAGATGGTATAAGTAAATGGACAGCAGGTGATAGTGATAAACACCATTATGATTTAACAGAATCAGAAAGAATGCAAGACCAATTGGAACCGATAAATGACTAGAAGTGTATTTAATACAGAAAAGAATTTAGACTTTACAAAACAACCTATGTTTTTTGGTAAGAGTTTACAAGTACAAAGATATGATAATATGAAGTATCCTATTTTTGATAAACTTTGTCAAAGACAATTAGGTTATTTTTGGAGACCTGAAGAAATATCTTTGCAAAAAGATATGGCAGATTATAAAGTTTTATCTGAACAAGGTAAATTTATATTTACATCTAATTTAAAATATCAAACAATGATGGATAGTGTACAAGGACGAGGTCCTTGTTTGGCATTTTTACCATTTGTATCTATACCTGAATTAGAAAGTTGTATAATTGCTTGGGACTTTATGGAAAGTATTCATAGTCGCTCTTATACATATATTATTAAAAATTTATATTCTAACCCTAGTGAAGTTTTTGATACTATTATTACAGATGAAAAGATTGAAAGTAGGGCAAATAGTATTACACAAACGTATGATGATTTAATGCATTTAGGTTATAAATGGATATTAAAATCTGATAGTGTTGATATGTATGAGTTAAAAAAGAAATTATATTTAACGTTAATGACAGTTAATATATTAGAAGGTTTAAGATTTTATGTTTCTTTTGCTTGTTCATTTGCATTTGGTGAATTAAAGATGTTAGAAGGTTCTGCTAAAATACTTTCATTAATTGCAAGGGATGAAAGTTTACATTTGTTAATAACACAAAGAATACTTAACAACTATCGTGAACTAGAACACGATAAAACTATGAACAAAGTGATGAGAGATACAGAAAAAGAAGTTTATAAAATGTATGAACACGGAGTAGGACAAGAGAAACGTTGGGCAACTTATTTGTTTTCAAAAGGTTCTATGATAGGTTTATCAGAAAAATTGTTACACCAATATATAGAGTATATGGCAAATCGTAGGATGAAAGCAATTGGATTAGAACCACAATATGACCAAAAGACAAACCCATTACCTTGGGTAGACCATTGGTTAAATAGTAGGTCATTACAAAATGCACCACAAGAAACAGAAATTGAAAGTTATGTTATAGGTGGGATTAAACAAGATGTACAAAAGGATCAGTTTAAAAAATTTAAACTATAAGTAATATATTATTATGGACTTGGATGATTTAACTAAAAAATATAAAAGGCATTGTGCTAATTGTAATACAAAGTTTTCTATTATCTATGATGAAGATAAAACGGAACAACGAGTGACAGTGTGCCCATTTTGTAGTTATGAATTAGATGAATTATATGAAGAAGAAGATGATATTAAAGAAGAGGTAAATGAAAATGAAAATGAACCAAGTTGGGATTGATTATAGTATGACAAGTCCTGCAATATGTGTAACAGATGACTTTATATTTGAGCATAGTCGTTTTTATTTTCTTACTAATAAGAAGAAACATTTAGGCATATTTGGTAATATAAATGGTTCTGAACATCAACCATACACAGACCCTATCCAAAGATTTACTCAAATTTCTGATTGGGTTTTAAAAGTTTTACGTTTATATCACCCAGGAGACCATACTGTTGGCATTGGACCATCAATAGCAATTGAAAACTATTCATATGGTTCTAAAGGTAGAGCATTATTTCAAATAGCAGAAAATTGTGGTATACTTAAATATAGATTATTAGAACAAAAATGGGAGTATAGTGTTATTGTACCAAGTGTTGTTAAGAAATTTGCTACAGGTAAGGGTAATGCAGATAAAGAAATGATGTATGAACAATTTAGTAAAGATACAAAAACAAATTTAAAGAAGTTATTAAATACAGAAAAGGCAGGCAATCCAGTATCAGATATAGTTGATAGCTGGTATATAGCAAAGGCAAATTATGGGACCATTTAAAATTTTAATATTAGCATATCTTATTGGTATGGATCCAGTTGCAACGCAACAAACGTTTCAAATGCAAGGGTATTATCCAACTATGGAAGCGTGTAAGGAAGAATTACTTAAACAAAAACCTGATAGAAGATATGAAGTGATGAACGAATTTGTTATAGATGGAGAGTTTAAATGGGATTGGTTAGTTGCAGGATGTAAAAATGATGATACAGGAGAAGTATTTAAATTATATCCAACATATCCTAAAGGTAAACCAGATGAATTACAAGGCATTGAATTAGACCTTGATGAGATAGACATATGATATACAATATGAGAATTTTACGAGCAAAAAAACACGTTACGTGCCAGCATTCACCTTTAAATTATATTGCACCTGAAGTAAAATTAGCAAGTGTAAATGATTTGATGTTAACTGCTAAACTTAATTGGTTGAAAAGAAGATATGAAAATTTTAAAGAAAGTATTGAAGGCGCAGGTATGATATATCCAATTATCTATACTGACCTAGAACATTATTGGTTAAAAGAAAAAAGATGGCCGAAAGATAAAGATGGCAATTGTATACCTGGACTTGCTGTACATACAGGTAATAAAAGAGTTTATTGGGCAAAAAAATATGGGTATACTCATATTGAAGGATATTATGTAGAGAGTAAAGCAGAACAAGCGGCTATTGTTAAACAAACATTTATATCAAAGGAATCATATCCAAATGTATAAACCACTACCAGATGGATTAATAATTAAAAAATCTTCTATAGAAGGTCAAGGATTATTTACAACAAAGTTTATTGAGAAAGATGTAAAGTTAGGTTTATGTCACGTACTTGTTGATGAAGAAATTATAAGAACACCATTAGGTGGGTTTGTTAATCATAGTGATAAACCAAATTGTGTAAAGATAAGAGGAGTATTAGGACTTAAAGAAGTTGAACAATATAATAAGTATTTTTTATATACTAAACGACCTATAAAAGCGTGGGAAGAATTAACTGTAAAATATACTTTTTATAAAATAGAGAATGAAAATGTTAAAAATAGTTAGTTTAGGAACTTCCAATGCGATATCTGCTATTGAACACTCAATAAAGCATTGGGGTAAGAGAGAAAAGTTATCACTTCATAGAGTTTTTAAATATCCAGTAAATGGTAAACTTTTATCTGAAGAAGATGTTGTAAGAATTATAAATTGTGACGCTTATTTGGTTGATGGAACTTGGGGCAGTACAAGTCCTAAAAGACAAAAATATAAAACAGCTGATATTGAAAAAGATAAGTATGGAAAAGTTAAAGATTTTAATAGATTTGCCTGGATGGAATATGTTAATCTCCAAGCTAATCGTCTAGCAAAAAAATATAGAAAACCATTATTAGTTACTGAAAGTGCAACATTAAGTAGAATTAAATGTAATTACATAGACACTTGGTATAAAAAAACAGGTCCAAGATATTACCGTATGGGAAAAAATCAATGGACATATGGAAAAACTAAATGGTGTAAACCAGAAAATTTCCAAAGATTAAATAATATGCTTCAATTGACACAAAGATATAATCCAGAAATAACGTATATAGATAATATATACAATCATCAATGGAAAAATAATAAAGATGGTGCAGTTTTAATTGTGCCTGGTTTAGAACACGACCCAACATCTTCTATTCCTGTATCTGAATTTATTAAAACTAGTGTTGAAAAAGTTAGAAAAGCAACTACAAGAAAAATTATAGTTAAACCACACCCACATAGTAAAATTGTAATTCAAGATTTAGTGGAAGATGTTGAAGTTGTGCCAAAAGATGTAACTTTAAATTCTATTATAGATAAGGTTTATTGTGGGGTGTTAGGAGAAAGTACAAGTATATTTCAACTCATTAATTTAGGAATACCTTGTATTACTTCAAAATATAATTTTGGAGTTGAATTAGAAAATACTAATATTGATAAGATAGAAGATTTATATTATGCTGAACCTGAAGAAGTTTTAGAATGGTATAAAATGGTATCTTATACAGAATTTACTCTTAAAGAATTTGATTCAGATACAATTTTGCATTATATAAAGGAATTGATACAATGAAGTCAGCATTGATTACAGGTATCACAGGTCAAGATGGTGGATATCTTGCTAAATTATTATTAGAGAAAGGGTATAAAGTATATGGTGCTCAAAGAAGAAATACAGGCAAAAGATATTGGCGATTAGATGAATTAGGTATTAGAAATGATATTGAACTAGTTGATATAGATTTAACTGAACCTTATAATATATCAAAATTATTAGTTAAGACTCAACCAGATGAATTTTATAATTTGGCTGCTCAATCATTTGTAGCATTGTCATTTGAACAACCACAGGTTACTACACTTACAAATGCAATAGGAGTTTTAAATATATTAGAAGCGATTAAAGATGTAAATCCTAAAATTAAATTTTATCAAGCTTCTACTAGTGAAATGTTTGGTAAGGTTACTGAAACACCACAAAAAGAAACTACTAGATTTTATCCTAGAAGTCCTTATGGTGTTGCAAAAGCATATTCACATTATATGGTTGTTAATTATAGAGAGGCATACAATTTATTTGTTTGTTCAGGCATATTATTTAACCACGAAAGTCCTATGAGAGGTGAAGAATTTGTAACCAGAAAGATTACAAAAGGATTAGTAGAATGGTCAAAGACAGGTAAGATTTTAGAATTAGGTAATTTAGAAAGTTATAGAGATTGGGGACACGCTGAAGATTATGTTGAGGCAATGTGGTTGATGTTGCAACAAGATAAAGCTGAAGATTATGTTATTGCTACTGGTAAGACATATCAGGTTAAAGAATTTATACTTAAATGTTTAGATTATTTAAAGATACAATATCAGGTAAATGGTCACGAAATAATAGAGAAACATAGTAAAGATTTTATTATTAAAACAAATCCTAAATTTTTTAGACCTACAGATGTAGATTTATTAGTAGGCAACACTACAAAAGCAAAAACAAAATTAGGATGGAAACCTAAGCACACTATAGATAGTTTAGTTAAAGATATGATGAGTGCTGATGTGAAAAGATATGA